CAATAGAAGTTTGGGATTTTATTAGAGACCAAGACCTCAACTATCATCTCGGCAATGCTATTAAATATATTTGCCGAGCCGGTTACAAGAGTCCTGACACAAAGACTCAAGACCTTAAAAAAGCTATCCACTACCTTGAAAATGAACTCCTACATTCATCGCAGCCTCATGACGATGGCCGAACAGTTCCGCTCAGCGTATATGTTGATGACTGGGGTAGCGGAAAGAGGCGTGCAGAAAGCTTTGATCGATGAGGAATGGTCAGAGTTTCATGAGGCTTACCACATGAAAGATGATTGTGACCAGCTCAAAGAACTAGCAGACCTTGTGTACGTTTGCTACCAGTTTGCTGCGTCACAGGAGTGGGACCTTGACGAAGCCATGCGTCGGGTCCACGAATCCAACATGTCTAAGTTGGATGCTAACGGCAAACCTATCTACCGTGCAGACGGCAAAGTCCTGAAGGGACCTAACTATAAAGAACCACATCTTCTTGATCTGATTATCGAATGACCACCTCAGTAATTTCTCGCACCGGACGTGTCCAATCTTGGATGGATGATCCAACGTCCCGCTTGCCGGTTTCGTGCACGGTATTTGTTGTCCAGGATTCTATGGAGGGTCCAGATGGAATCGAAGCAAGCTGGAGATTTGTATCACATGCTTTACGTTTCGGAGCAGGTTGCGCGGTCCACTTGTCGGAACTGCGACCCAAAGGTTCAGAAAATGGTAAAGGATTGGTTGCATCTGGACCAGTTTCTTTCGCAAAAATCTACTCGACACTAAATGAGATCCTCCGTCGCGGCGGCGTGTATAAAAACGGTGCTGTTGTGTGCCACCTTGATCTTTGTCACGCTGATGCCCTTGAGTTTATTGAAACACCTCGTCATGAGCTGCCATGGGTCAAACGATGCATCAACATTACTGAAGGTTGGTGGCGGTCGTGCACGTTCAAGGAACAACTTCTTCAATCCATCAAAGCTGGAGACATCTGGCTCAACAAAGTAAAGTATGACAACGAAGGAAACCGGATCCGAGGTAACGTGTGCCTGGAAGTGTACCTGCCCTCACGAGGAACTTGCTTGCTGCAGCACGTCAATCTTGGTGCCTGTAAGTTCGACGAAATCCCAGGAGCTTTTGTTCAGGGCATGTCGGAGTTGTGTACCCTCCATGCTAAAACTGGCGTTGGCGATTCAGGAGAGTATCTCCCGCCCGAAACCGATCGACAAGTCGGACTCGGTATGTTGGGACTGGCAAATCTCCTACGGCGGTACGGAGTAACTTATGAGCAATTCGGCATTGCTCTGGACCAATACAATTCAGGCGAAGTGGTACGCACACCAGCCTATGAGCTGGTCACTAAGTTTGCCGTTGGTATTGAGTCTGCCGCCGCAATGGCTAGGTCTCATAATATGGTTCGAGCCTTTGCTATCGCACCCACTGCCTCCTGCAGTTATCGAAGCAAGGATCTGGATGGTTATACTTGCACACCAGAAATCGCGCCGCCTGTCGGTGGCACGGTAGATAGAGATAGTGGCACCTTTGGTGTCGAAACATATAATTATGGCGATGTAGAAATCGCATCAGAAGTTGGTTGGGCAAACTACAAACGTGTTGCCGATGGCATCATGACCATGCTCGACCGCACGGGACTTCTTCACGGGTATAGCTTCAACAGTTGGAGTGATGTCGTTACATATGACGAAGCCTTTATCGAAGAGTGGTTGGAATCTCCGCAAACCTCCCTTTACTACAGTCTACAAGTTATGGGAGACACTCAAGATAAGTCAGATGTTTACGCTGCACTTCAAGATGACGTTGACCAGTACCTTGCAGACATTCTTAATGAAGAACAAACCTGCGACTGTCAAGAATGAACCCGTATCAAAAACTACTCGAACGAAAAAGAACATGGACACCAGTACAAACAACTGCTGGTACGATCAAGGAAGGGGCACACGATGTATTGAAACGTGCCCTTGCCTTGCGTCACATGGAACTGCCTGTGGGAGATTTTATCAATGAAGCTCTTGCCACTGAAGTACCAGAGTTGGCGCGTGAATTACTTGTGTCCAACGTCAAGGATGAAGAAAAACATGACCTCGCACTTGGTTTCATTGCCACAGCTCACGGGGTTGATGAGAAGGCTGAGGCTGAAGCCCTTCGGCTTCGTGAAGCTTGGACTTCGCATAAAGATCACACGATTACCAAGGCGATGGTTGCCGAGCGTGCAATTTTCTTCGTTCTTCTACCACTCTTTCGCAGTCTTGGTGACGCTGGCATGAGAACTGTCAGTGCTGACATTTCTAGAGATGAACAAATCCATGTGGCTACCAATAGTCTGGTTCATAGCGAGCTGGGGTATAACATCAGTCCTTCTCTTGATAATCTCAGGAAGGCAACTATGAGCTGGGTGCTCCAGCCTTTGTCTGCGAGCAACCCGGTCAAACATCTGAACAAAAAATTTTGGATGGATTCTAGTGATCGTCTGATGTATGAGGGCAAAGCTCCTGAGCTGTCCTTTACAAAAGCATCACGTGTTCCAGCTTTCTTTGAACATGCAAATACAGACCTCCCACAGTACGCTTAATCTTGGGCTTACTGTTGATGCTTTGGTCAACGAACTAGAGGATCGTTTCCCGCTGACCAATCCCGGTCCTGATGCACAGATCAATACGATCATGTATCAAGCTGGTCAGCGTAGTGTTGTGGACTGGATCAACTCACGGATTCAAAACGAGGAACTTTAACAATGTGTATTTCAACGCCAGCAGGTGAAGCAAAGCGTGCAAAAAAACGTGCCAAAAAAGATGCTGAAAGACACGCAGCACAGATGGCCGAACAAAATAAGCAATATCAAGAAACTCTGAAAGAGATGAAGCCCAAGTACACCCCACCACCGGCAAGCTCCAGGGCACAGCTCGGTGAAAAAGGTGTTCGCCGTAAGCGTTCTAAGAAAGCATCGCAACTTGCAGGTGGACGTGGTATGGGTCAACTTCGTATTCCTATGCAGGGATCGTCTACTAACATTGGGTGATTAAATGAGCGCAATCAGCAGGTATGATCATCTAACAAGTTACCGGCAACATTTTCTTGACACTGCAGTTGAGTGCTCTGAACTAACCCTGCCGTATCTTATCCAACGTGATGAGGTGCGTCCTACACATAAACATCTACGCCAACCTTGGCAATCAGTTGGATCCAAAGCGGTTGTGACTTTGGCAAGTAAACTTATGCTTGCATTGCTGCCTCCGCAAACCTCATTTTTCAAGCTGCAGATTCGTGACGACAAGCTCGGCACTGAACTGCCCGCTGAGATTAGGTCTGAGTTGGATCTAAGCTTTGCCAAAATGGAACGCATGGTGATGGACTCGATTGCTTCTTCAAGCGATCGTGTCGCTGTACACCAGGCCATCAAACACTTAGTCGTTGGTGGCAATGCTCTTTTGTTTATGGGTAAAGAGGGTATTAAACACTACCCACTCAACCGCTACGTCGTAGAACGTGACGGCAATGGTAACGTAATTGAGATCGTAACCAAAGAACTTATTAACAAAAAACTATTACCACCTGAATTCCAAGAGCTGCAAAAACATAGCTCTGTGGCTAAGACATACGGTGGTGTACATACTGATGACGTAGAAATCTACACGCACGTCAAGCTAGACAACAATCGTTGGGTCTGGCACCAAGAAGTTTTTGACAAAGTCATTCCAAAAACTGATGGCAAAGCTCCAAAGGATGCTAACCCCTGGTTGGTCCTGCGCTTTAACTCTGTTGACGGTGAGAACTATGGCCGCGGCCGAGTCGAAGAATTTCTCGGTGATCTCAAATCATTGAATGCCTTGTCACAGGCAATGGTAGAAGGCAGTGCAAGTGCTGCCAAAGTTGTGTTTGTTGTCAGCCCCTCCAGTACAACTAAACCACAGACCATTGCACAGGCAGGTAACGGCGCTATCGTACAAGGACGACCTGAAGACATCGGTGTCATTCAAGTAGGTAAGACTGCTGACTTCTCTACAGCTATGCAGATGATGCAAAGCCTTGAACGTCGCATTCTCGAAGCATTCCTTGTGTTAAGTGTCCGTCAATCTGAACGTACCACAGCAGAAGAGGTACGTCTGACACAGCTAGAACTTGAACAACAACTTGGTGGACTGTTTAGTCTGCTTACAGTTGAGTTCCTTGTACCTTACCTCAACCGTAAGCTGTTGGTCCTGTCTCGTTCAGGACAACTGCCTAAGTATCCCAAAGATTTGGTTGCTCCAACTATTGTTGCTGGTATCAACGCACTCGGACGTGGTCAGGATCGTGAGTCCTTGACTGCATTTATCATGACAATCGCACAGACACTTGGACCAGAAGCGATGATGACATACATCAACGCAGACGAAGCTATCAAGCGTCTTGCTGCTGCACAAGGCATCGATGTACTCAACCTTGTCAAGAGTGTTGAAGACAGAGAAGAGGAATCTGAACAGGCAGCAGAACAACAACAAAACATGGCGATGATGCAAGCTGCTCCTGGTTTGTTAAAAGCACCTATCGCTGATCCATCTAAAAACCCTAACGCTGCAGAAGTAATTAACAATGCTCTCGGCGGTTCACCCCAGTAAAACACATGGCAGAACTACTTTCTTACGATCCCAGTAACGATCCACAAGCAATTCAAATTGCAGAGGAACGTGATGCTGAAACTCTTGCTATTGGCGAAGAGATGCAAGCACAGCAAGAAGGTCTTCTAGCTGGTAAATATAAATCAGCACAAGATCTTGAACAGGCTTACATCGAATTGCAGAAGAAGCTTGGTTCACAAGATTCTGAAGGACAGCAAGAATCAGAAGAGGTCACTGAAGAACAGACGGAAGATATTGATGAAGGAATTACCTTCTTTCAAAATTTGACTGAAGAGTACGATGAGAATGGACAACTCAGTGAGGAGTCGATCTCAGAGTTGACTAGCATGTCATCTGAAGATCTGGTAGATCTTTACTTCCGTTATCAAGAACAACTTGAACCTCAACAAGCAGTAGAAGGTAGAGAACTTTCTGAACAAGAAGTAAGTCAAGTGTTTGATAGTGTTGGTGGCGAGCAGCAGTACCAACAGATCACTGCCTGGGCTGGTGAAAACCTAGACGCAGACACTGTTCAAGCTTTTGACGGTGTTATCGAGTCAGGTAACCTTGCTGCAATTAACCTTGCAATCAAAGGACTCCAAATGCAATACAATGATTCTGTCGGATACGAAAACAACATGATTCAGGGTAAACCTGCACAGTCAGTTAATGGTTTCCGTAGCCAGGCAGAAGTTGTACGCGCTATGCAAGATCCACGCTATGACCGTGACCCTGCTTACAGGCAAGAGGTTGTAGACAAGCTTCAGTATTCTGACATTGATTTCTAAAACGTTATGGCTAAACGAGGACTTTACGATAACATCAACGCTCGCAGAGCGGCTGGTACTTCTCGCCCCAAAAACAAATCAACTATCTCTAAAAAAGCCTACGACAATATGCAGGCTGGTTTCCCGAAATCAAAGGCTAAAAAGAAAAAAAATGCCTAACAAAAAGAAAAAGAACAGCAACGTTGTCCTTGACTTTGTGCGTGGTTACCTTAGTAAACCAGAAAACAAATCCAAAGCTTCAGACGTTGTCAGGGCAGCAGAAGCAAGAAACGCTGCATTGAAAAAACTGGGATACTGACTAGACTTCAGCCGTACGTTCATCCTTCGGGACGCAGGCATCTTACTCATGGAACGGGGGGTAAGGTATATGGAGTTTCTCATGTCTCAAACTGCACAAAAAAAAGAAGTCGTCCTGACCTATCGGGGCGTTGCTTACGTCGTTAAGCGCACAACTAAAAACTAAATACAAAGAGCTTTCCACAATTGTAAAGCCTGAAGGAACGGTTTAAGGAGTGGGTGTTCGGAAAGCGCCCACGCCTACAAATTATTAAATACATCATGAAACACCAGTCTTCTTTAGCAAAGGCTACACCTGTACCTTACTTCCCTCAATCAGGGGGACAACCGGTATTTAAAAGATGTGGTCAGTGCGGTACAAAAAAGGCGCAGTGTCGTAAACAAAAGAAGTGTCTTAAAGATCTTCTGTAATAGCTTGGGAGGCACCTCAGAGTCGGACCTCCCTTGCATTGGCTTTTGGCCCGTACGCGGATACCCATTAGCCGTCTAGACGGTGGGATAGACCACAAAAATTTTGCAACAAAAATTTCCAAACGTTTGGGAGCAAGTCTATTTTAATCTTACTCCTTAAAAATGTCTAACGTACATCAATCTAATACTCTGACCACGAGTCTGACTCGTCCTGGTCAGGCTAACTCCGCGGGTGACGCCCGCGCTCTCTATCTGAAGCTGTTCAGTGGAGAGATGTTCAAAGGTTTCGAGTACAATGCTATCGCTCGTGACCTGGTGACCAAGCGTACGCTTACCAACGGTAAGTCTATGCAGTTCATCTACACCGGTCGCACGACCGCTGAGTACCACACCCCTGGTAACGCCATCCTTGGTAACAGCAACGGTGCACCCCCGGTGGCCGAGAAGACCGTCACCGTTGACGACCTGCTGATCTCCAGCGCATTCGTCTACGACCTTGACGAGACTCTCGCACACTACGATCTGCGTTCTGAAATCTCACGTAAGATCGGCTATGCTCTCGCTGAGAAGTATGACCGTCTGATCTTCCGTACGATTGCTCGTGGTGCTCGTGCTGCTTCCCCTATCACCAAGACTAACTTTGTTGAGCCGGGTGGTACCCAGATCCGCGTCGGCACTGGTAACGCTTCTGAAGCTTACGATTCCGACAAGCTGGTCGCTGCTTTCTATGATGCAGCCGCTGCTATGGATGAGAAGGGTGTTAGCACCGAAGGTCGCGTGGGTGTTCTGAACCCCCGCCAATACTATGAGCTGATCCAAAAGGTTGGTGACTCTGGTCTGATCAACCGCGACGAGCAAGGTACTGCACGTCAGCGTGGTCAAGGTGTCGTCGAAATCGCTGGCATCAAGATCTTCAAGTCCATGAACATTCCGTTCTTCAGCCAGTATGGCACCAAGTTCGGTGCTACGGCTTCTGCCACTAACCCTGGTGTCGCCGCTCCCACCAACACTGGTGACTTCGTGTCTCCTGCTGTTGAAGACGCCGCTAACGACGTAGCCGGCATCAACAACGAGTACGGTGAAGAGACCGAGTTCGCAAACTCCTGTGGCTTGATCTTCCAACGTGAAGCTGCTGCTTGCGTGGAAGCCATCGGTCCTCAGGTGCAAGTGACCTCCGGTGACGTCTCCGTGATTTATCAGGGTGACGTGATCCTGGGTCGTCTCGCCATGGGCGCTGACTACCTGAACCCTGCTGCCTGCGTCGAACTGATCGCTGGTGCTGCAACCGGTTCTACTGGCAACGCTGCCTTCTGATCTTTTTTTGATCTTATACAAGGGTTCCTTCGGGAGCCCTTTTTTTATATCTTTTATTATGCCTGTCACATACGCTGCGTCCACCGAACTGGATGCTGTAAATCAAATACTTAGCTCCGTGGGACAGGCTCCTGTCACCACGCTTGACCTTCAAAACCCTGAAGTTGCTATTGTTCTTACCACCCTGAGAGAAGTCAACAAGCAAGTTCAAACTGAAGGTTGGATGTTTAACCAGGAGCGTAACTATACGCTAAAGCCCGATTCAACTACTGAAGAAATCCTGTATCCTACCAATGCACTGCAGATTGACACTAATGTCAATGAACATCGTGATGACTATGATGTAGTGCGTCGTGGTAACAAACTATACGATCGGCTTCATCATACACACAAGTTTAAAAAAGATCTTAAGGTAGACATCACCTGGCTTTACGAGTTTGATGATGTACCCGCCGCTATTCAAAACTACATCACTGCACGAGCTGCACGCATGTCAGCTATCAAGACCGTTGGCGAGGCACAGCTTACCCAACTGCTGCAAGAGCAAGAGCTGCTGACACGCGCTGCTGCAGTGGAGTATGACTGCAATCAGGGTGAATACACCATCTTTGGCTGGCGTGACGGTGAAAACTACTACAACAACTATCAACCGTATAACGCTCTGACACGATGACTACTATTTCCCAAAGGATTCCTAACTTGCTGTTGGGTGTGTCCCAACAACCTGACAAACTTAAATTTCCAGGACAAGTTAAGGAAGCAACTAACGTCTTTCCTGACTACGCACTAGGACTGCTAAAGCGCCCTGGTGGCAAATTTGAAGCAGAACTCTATGATGCTGAAACACGTGGTCGTTGGTTTCCAATCCTTCGGGACGAAAATGAAAAGTATGTTTGTCAGTATGACACCACTGATGGACAGTTTCGCATTTGGAGTTTGATTGATGGTAAACCACGTGCTGTTGATATGGGTACTACGGCTGCAACTGGACAGCCTGCTGCCTGCAACGTTACTAACCTTAAAAGTGATCTAGATACGTACAACACAGCACAGTCAACAACTGCCACAGAGTTGTCTGACTTGCACACTGCACAGGCAACGTTTTCAAAAACCAACGACGGTCAGAATGTTACTAAAGAAAGCTTGTTTGACGTAGACGTAACTTATAAAAATGGTTACTACGAAGAGACACTTAAGTCTGGTGTGCTCGAACGTATTGACAACGGCCAACGTATTGTCAAAGATGATAGTCTTGTAGGCAGTGCAAAAAATGTAGGGGTTATTGCCAAAGGTGGCACTATGCCTACAGGTTATGCTTTGGGTAATGAACGTACTGATGAGTACCCTTGGTTCAGACGTGATGGTTATCGTGTGTACGAGGTAGAAAAGGATGTAGCTGCCACACATACTTCTGGTCAGCTCACGACAGCTACGACCAACATGGGTACCGCACAGACTGCTTACAACACAGCGGTTACTACTGAGGGTGTTGAAAAAGGTGACTACGATAGTGAGGTTACTGCTTGTGCTATCGGCTCTGCAAACATCCCATCTGGTGCATACCTTAAGGATGCTGCTGCTGGTGACATCGAGATCCTTACAATCAATGACTACACGTTTGTCTTGAACAAAAACAAGACAACTGCAATGAAAACCACGACGTCTACTACACGTCCACACGAAGCGTTTGTAGTTATCTCTGTCGTTGCGTATATGTCAAACTATACCGTGACTATTAACGGTACAGATAAAACGTATGAAACTCCTAAAAACGTAGATGAGGCTGATACCGCTGGTGTCACTGTTGACGCTGGTAAAATTGCTGCTGAGCTTACAAGTCTAATCAACGCTATTTCTGGCATCACTGCTACGCAAGTCGGTCCTGGTATTTATATTAGTGGCACTTCAGCCTTTACAATTAGCACAAAAGGCTCAGCAACTGAAGAGGGTCTTTATGCTTTTCAAGATCAAATCAACGTTGCTGGAAGGCTTCCTAATCAGTGTGAAAATGGCTATGTAGTCAAGCTATACAACAGTGAAGACGTAGATGCTGACGACATGTACGTCAAGTTTATCACTACGAACAGTGCTGCACGTGGTCCTGGTGTTTGGGAAGAAACCATTGCACCTGGTATTAAGTTTGAACTTGACGAGACGACTATGCCGCATCAGCTTATTAGACAAGCTAACGGTATATTCAAGTATGAACCTGTAAATTGGACTGATCGGCTAGTTGGTGACAATACCACTAACCCACTACCCAGTTTTATTGGTCAAAAACTAAATAACTTATTCTTTTATCGTAATCGCCTTGGATTCTTGTCCAACGAAGCGGTGATTATGAGCAAAGCTGGTGATTACTTTAACTTCTTTGCAGGCACTGCACAGGTTGTTTCAGCAGATGATCCGATTGACCTACAAGCTACGTCTCTCAAACCAACTACACTGAACTATGTTTTAACTGTCAGTGTTGGTTTGTTGCTGTTTGCTCCTAACGAACAATTCTTGCTTTCAACTGACGCTGACATTCTTAGCCCTACCACAACTAAAATTAATACTATCAGTGCATATGAATGTGACCCTCAACTTGAAGCAGCGTCTATTGGTACTGGTGCAGGTTTTATTAGTAAGTCCTTACTGTACAGCAAACTCTTTAACATGCTCAATGTGCAGAAAGAATCTGCATCGACCATTGACGAAGCAACGCGAAACGTCCCTGAGTTTGTACCATCAGACATAGACACTATGGTGTCATCGCCTGCATTGTCTTTGGTATCTATGGGTAAGACAGGTAGCAGTGACCTATTCCAGTACAGATTCTTTATTCAACGTGACAACCCTGTCCAGACTTGGTATAAGTGGCAAATCACTGGAAAACTGCTTATGCAGTTCTTCGATAAATCGACATTCTATGTTGTCAGCTACGACAGTACAAACGTTTACTTGACATCATATGACCTTTCACAGTCTACAGATGAAGGCTATCTGACGCTGCCGACAGGGGAAAAGACAGACGTGTGTCTGGATATGTTCAACATCAACCCTTACCGTGCCTACAGTTCGTCTACTAAAAAGACAACGGTTACCTTACCGTTTGATCACATTACAGGTAAAAAGCTAGCAGTTGTAGTTATCGGTACCTACATTGGTGATACCATTTCTGCAACCAATGAGGCTGAAGGCTCTGTGTTCTACTTTGAAGATTCCAATATATCTAACAATCAAATTACACTAGACGGTGATTACCGTGGACGTGACTTGCTTATCGGTTATGTTTACGACATGACAGTAGAATTACCCAAGTTCTTTGCCACCGCTAGTGAGGGTAACAGAAGCATCAGTGATAACACTTCTGATTTGATTATCCACAGAATTAAAGTAGCTACAGGACTGAGCGGCCCTGTATCATACAAAGTCAACATTACTGGTAAAGATGAGTGGATCAACGTTGTTAATGTAACGTTGCCAAATACGTACGTACTGAACAACGTCAACCTAGCTGCCGATGCCGTACATGATGTACCGATTTATCAACGTAACGAAAACCTCTCTATAAAAATTATAGGAGACACACCTTTCCCTGTAAGCCTGCTAGGACTAGATTGGGAAGGTAATTACAATCGACGCTTCTACAGAAGAACTTAATGGCTAACAAATCCACCCAGCCCTTCCACATCAGACCTGCAACAATCGATGACATACCTCTTGTAATCAACAACATTACAAAGGAAGGTGATCAAGATATTAGAAAACATTATGTAAATCCTATTTTGGGCATCGCATTAGATGTTACCACAAGTGAATCCTACATCGCTTTGACAGAAGAAGGCAATCCACTCGGTTTATTTGGATTCTATCAAGATTGTTTTTGGCTGCATATGTGCAAAGAAATGGCAAACCATCCACTTGCAGCCATCAAATTTTTCAGAAAATGGCTTAGAACTCAAGATAAACCGTATCTATGGAGCCACATACGTATTGAACAAACTACAACCCTACGCATGGCAAAGATGCTAGGGTTTAAAATTCTACGTATTTTTCCAGATACATACAATCAAACCTTTCAAGTAGAAACCGTAAGACTATGGACCCTATAAGTATTGGTCTTGGCGTAGTATCAGGTGCATCTTCCATCATAGGTGGATTCAACGCTGCTGCTGCACGAGCCGGACAGGTTGCTTATTCAAACGCAATGAATAAGTACAAAACGGATACTATAAATAAGTACCGTCAACAAGCATACAAGCGTCGTGTTCAAAATGCAAAAGAGCAGTACGAACAAAACTTCTCTGCAGCTAACACAGCATGGCAGCAAGAACAGGCTAGGTTTGTCGAACAGATGCTTGGCTTTAGTTTTCGTAAAGATGACATGCTCAAATCGCTGGTAGAAGCTGAGGGGTATGTAAATGCCACTGAGCAGCAAGGTGTTAGTGCTGACCGTGCTAAGGCATTGATGACGGCTGGAGCTTTTGGTCAGAAAAATGCACGATTTGTCGAAAGCCTAAAGAGCGCATCTAAGCAACACGATCGTAATATGGCTAAGACTTCAGACCAACTGAGACAAGCTGACATGAATGCATTCGGAACTATTCAAGAAGCACCCTTCCTTGAAATAGCAAGTAAACAACGAATGCCATCATTCAACGCAGCTTTGACTATTGGTCAAGGATTGATTCAAGGCTTCCAGACTGCAGGACAAATGAATCCATTATTCGACCTTTAAATAATGACACAACCACAAATTAGCGACTTCCAGTTTGAAGGCTTTACGAAAGCAGCTTCGTTTGATCCACTACAACTACCGGATCCGAGCAGACTGGCAGAGTCTAATATAGCTGTCATACGTGACAACTTCAACAAAATGATTCAGACGGGGTACGAAGTTGAAAAAAGTTCCCTGCAAAAATTAGTAGAACTTGCTCCTACTGCTCTGAAGGCGGTCAAGGAAGTACAGACCTTTCGCGTTGATCAAATGCGTGCTGAGGTCGAAGAAGAGTTTTTTAAAAACGAAAACGCACAGTTTGAAGCTATTGCTGAATATGACAAAGCTAGGTCAGTAGCCAACAATGTAGAAGCACAGCTTTCTGAGGTTGGTGTACGCATTTCTGGTGAAGGTGCTGATGCCTCACACCAAGAGTATTTGCAAGGTGTATCGGGCCACAAATACACCATGTATATGGAGAAGTATCTTAATGCACTTGGACAGCAGTATGGTAATTTTATCGAAGATCAACGTACAAATAATGAACAAGAAATACAATTAGCTAATGGTACCTTAGTAAAAATCAATGATCCTGAGCTGTCGCCGCAACAAGATAGAGCACTTGTTGGTTTTCTTCGCAATCAATTTTTCACAGAAAAAGGGATTATGCAAGCGCCGCTAGGTGCAAAGGCAAAACACCTTTACCCAGCGATGAAGACGTATGAGCAAAAACGTCATAAAGAATTTGTAAAACAATACGGAATCAATACAGGACCTACGGCTCGTGCTAGTGCTTTGGATGATCTCTTAGTCACAAAGGATCTCCAAACCTACCTAAATAAAGTCAGTGTCACTGTCAATACAAAAGGCAAACAGCTTGGATTTCCTGGTGCACAAACAGAACTAAAAGATGCACTTGTTACCTTTGCTAGAAATCAGGATGATTCTTACGAACCAGTGCTGCTAGCAGTTCTAGCTTCAAAGAGGTTTGGCTCTGAATTTAAGGCTGATGTTATGTCAGCGGTGCGGTCTGCTCGTAACACTGCATACGATGATCAAGAGAAGGCAGATAAAATTGAAATTAGAACACTAGCTGCACAAGCTGTAGCAGGTGTAAAAGCTGCTTTTGAAAATGACAAGCCTGTAAATGTAGCTGATATTAGAGATATGGTTTCTAATTTGCAGGACTTAAAGCCTCCTTTCTTGAGTAACGAGGAAGCTGGCATTTCTGCACTAATTGAGCTTGAAGATTCTTACACAGCTTCTGCAAAGGATATTCAAGGTCTTCGTGAAGATGCAGAAATGCTAGCTGAAACACGTCAACTGGAACCAACCCATCCATACTTCGGTACTCTTCAGGGTAAAAACGATGAAGCCCTTTTAAACAAAGCTAAACAGTTTGAGAAAGAATTGCTAGGTGACTTCTTTGTTAGTAGAGGAGAGCAACTCGAAACAGATGTTGGTTCATTGTATAAATTTGTATCAACTATCCTAGAACCTGAAGCTAAAGGCGAAGTGAAGGAGGCACAAAATCTTGCTTTAGAAATGTATGAAAAAGAATACCGTCGACTTCTAAAGGAGGAAGGTTACGATCAAGATCGTGCATCAGCAGAGGCCAAATCCGAAACTTTTAAACTTATTAAGGAGGGTAAAAAAGACCCGGAAAGTAGATTTTATTCAGAAGAAGACTTAAAAGTTCCTAACATTTACGGCACCGAAGCTGAGCGTGATGCTGAAGATTTTGCTCTAAATAAAGTAGCAAACACTCTTGTAAAAACTCTGCAAGAAGAAGGTCAAACAGGCGATTTGTTTGACGCTATCGAGAATGATTTTACTAAGTTAGTTAGTAAGGAGCAACTTAGAAAAGATCTTTTTAGTTATAATTATACCAACGGTCAAGTGCCTGGTTTCTATACGCAAATTGCAAACCGTCTTAATTCATTTACAACAAAACCGATTGTGGAAAAACCTGTTCAACTAATGCTGCAAGCTGCTGTTGGTGCAGGATTACTTGATAATTACCCTGCACACTCTTTGATGATTGCCAACCTTACACAAACTACACCTCAGGGTCGTTCGTTGGTTGAAAAAATCTTTGATGGTGAAAAGGTAGATCCTCAACAGTATTTACTCCCTGACACTGTCGAAGCTCGTCAAGCTGTAACTCGTCCAAAGTTTAGAAAGACTGTACAGTACACAGAAGGTAACCCTTACCAGCAATCTGCAATTTCTACCATTCGTTTCTTTGAGGGAACTGCAGGGGAAGAAGGTGCCAATAAATTGTTCGGAGATAGGGGTGCAGGGCGCTACGGGACGTTGACAAACAAAACAGTAGCCGAAGTACATAACATCCAATTACAAGCCCTTCAAGACCCTCAGGCACGCTTTACAGACCTTCGTGGTAATACCAACAGGTCTGCTGCTGTAGGCACTGGTCAGTTTATCAACATGATTGAGACTGCACAACGTATGGGTGTTGATGTAAATAAAAAACTTTTTGACTTGCCATTCCAACACAGGATGATGGTTTTTTACGCTAAAGAACAGGGAATTGATCTATCGAAAAAACTGACTCTTGAAGAGTGGAAAACCCTAGGATCTATCTGGGCTGGTATTAGTCAAAACTTAGGGCAAACACAAACGACTGCTGAAGAAAGCTATCAATTTTATTTAGATGATCTTGCACGACGAGGCACTGACTAATGAGTGAAGAAATTGTACAATTTACACCTTCTGAGATTTTTGAGTCAGTACCTCAAGTTATTGATGAAACAGTCGAATTTGTAGAGGGTTTTACACCTCTACCAGAAGGTCCAGAAGAACAGCAAGAAATTGAACAACCAGACGTTGCTCAACCTCAACCTGCTCAACCACAAACCGCACAACCTCAGCCTGCTGCAAGTCAGCCTGCTGAACCTGCCAAAGAAGAAAGACCTGCTGGTGGTGCATTCCAACCAGGATTGAATCGGAGCGTGGGTTTTGTTGACACTCTTTTAGATACGTTGGCAGCACCTGCTGTAGGTGTCAATGATTTTTTTATTGACCAGGTAAATAGAATACCAGGTGTAAACTTTGTAAAAGCACAGAAATACGAAAACCAAGCTATTGAAGCTGTCCGTAACATCTCTGGTTTGATTGTACCGTTTATAGTTTTTCGCGGACTTGCTGGTAAACTTGTCGGTAAAGTCGTACCTAAACTTCCAACTACAGTACAACGTAGCAAAGTTGTAAAAGCACTGGGCAACATGGGACTTGACCTAGGTGTTGGTGCTGCTGTTGATGTCGCTTCTTCTATCAACGAAGTTGATGACAACTTTGAAGCATTCCTTCAGGAAAACTGGCCTCAGACCTGGTCGTTCTTGCCATCGGACTGGCGGACTTTGGATAGTGATTCTCCTGACATGAAACTGGCTAAAAACGCATATTCTGGTATGCGGTTTGGACTGGTTACAGGTGTCCTTGAAAACTCAGTTAAGTTTTGGCGAGCTATCCACGGTACTAAAAACCTAACTAAATACGTTTTTGAAGATGAGTCTGCTGTGTCTGCCAAAGGCGGATTACTGCGTGAAACTGACGAAGATCTGCCTCAGGACTTTGCAGAAGCTGTAGCAAAAACAGATGCCAAGCGTGAAGAGGTTCTTGACGAAGCAGGTGCTCTAAACTTGTCGATTGATCCTGAACCTACAACACCAACTTTGGGTGTTCACGATACTTTAAGTTCTGGGGCTTCTAATGTAATTCCAGCAGATGACATGGGTGTCTTTGCTGCTGCTGTCGATCAGTTTCGTATTAAGAACAACATCGGCACTGTACATGGTCGTCTTGGTGCCATCGTTACTGACCCAACCTTAGAAAACTTTCTTAGGGCAACCGATTCACCAAAACGTGAATTGGTTGAGGCCACAAAAGAAAAGATCAGGAACGGCGGTAAGTTCACTGTTGAAATTCCTGGTTCTATAAACCGTACGTCTGATGAGGTGTACAAAGCTGGCGAAGAACTGGCAGACATCCTTGTTGATCCACGTGCTACACCTGGACACCTTCGTGCAATCCTTAACGAATTTAAGGATGAGTACCAAAAACTTGGCGGCAAAGTTAAGGCTGTAGGAGAAGTTGCTGATGTAGCAACACTCAAAGCCATTGGGTATTATTTGGATAAAGTTGTTGATATGGATGTGCAAAAAGCATCTGCATATCTTCAAACATCTATGGCTGGACAAGTTTCTGACATTGCTGAAACCGCTGCAAAATCCACTGATGCAGATACCGTACTACGTGCTCAGGACATGATTCTGAACCGGATCGAGTATTTGATGAGTGAATCTGGTCTTGCTGGCAAGCTCAAAAGTCAAGCTCTCAGTATAAGAAATCTAAAAAACCTCAAAGGCAAAGCTCGTGCAGCGGCGGCAAAAGAAGCAGTTGAAACTGCAGAAGAAATTGTAGTTAGCAGCAAGCGGCGTGCAAAAATGACTGTAGACCAACTACGTCAAATTGCACGTGAGCGTCCGATGTTTCTGAAGCCTTTGGCAGAGGCTTACAAATCACTAGACGGCAAAGTAGATTCTATGGCATCTCTTAACAACTTTGTTGAACAGAGTTTGCCTGCTATTAACAAAGCTTTCGTAGATGGTCAACCGCAAATCCCTAATCAAATTGTGCAGGGAATGTACTCTAACATCTACAACTCAGTTCTGTCTGCAGTTGGTACCCCTCTGAAAGCTGCTGCTGGTAACGCTGCTCTAATGTTCAGCAAGCCAATCACTCACTTTGCGGGTGCAATTACTAACCCTCAACAACTACGTCGTGGTTGGTACGCATACAACGCTGTGTTTGACAGTTTCTTCAAAGGTGCAAAACACTTAGGCTACACCTTTTACAAAGCCTCTCGTGACCCTGACTCCGTTAACTACATCATGCGTGAAGATTTGGTTAATAGGAACAAGGCTACGATGCGTGTCTTGCGTTCTTACGCCGAAGCCTCACAGAAATATGGTGAAGACGGACCGATGGCTTTGTACAACATGGCACAGGTCCTTGACGACATTGGTAAGAACCCAGTGTTGCGTGCTGGTGTAAACGCTATGACTGCAGCAGACGGCTTTACACGAGCTGTTATGGCTAACGTACGTTCACGGTTTGAAGCCTACGACGAAGCGTTTGCAAAAGGCGCGGCTATCACACGTGACGTTGATAAGCGTGCTGATGAGTTGTTCAAACAAAAGTTTGATTCGTTTGGTTTTATCGACGACCCTGCTACTAACTATATCAGCCAAGAAATTGCACTGAACCTTGACACTCCTGGTGTAAAAGCTTTTACCACTTTGATTAGGGAAAACCCTTGGATGCGTCCCTTCTTGCTGTTCCCACGAACACAAGCAAACGTTGTAAGGCAGTTTATTCAGCATACTCCTGTAAATGCCTTCATGAAGGATTACAAGAAGCTGATTCAAAATGTCCCTGCACGTGACTTTACAAACAAAGAGGTTGAAGAGATTCTTACTGCACGAGGGATTACTGTCAAAGATCCTGTAACTAACCGTGCTGAACTTGCAGGTATTCGTGCTGAACTTAGAGGCAAGGTAGCACTTGGTTCGTTGGTAGGTTTGTTGGGATTCCATTTGTGGTCCCAAGGCAGGTTGCATGGTTCTGGTCACTTTGACAAAGCACGTCAACGCACACGTGACACACTTGGTTGGCCTAAAAGTGCTGTTCAAGACACCGAAGGTAACTGGCACTCCTTTGAATATCTCGGACCTTACGGTGACATGCTTACGTTCATGGCAAACGTCATGGACAACGCCGATAGCATCACGCAAAATGATGCAATGACATTGATGCAAAAAGCAGCATTTGTAATTGCAGCTTCAATCACTGATCGTTCTATGTACGCAGGTATCGAACCTATGCTGGACGTCGTGCGTGGTGATGGGTCTGCAATGAATCGATGGGCATCAGGTTTTATTAGTTCACTAGCACCTCTGTCTGGTTTGCGTAATGAAGCAGGTCGTATTATTAGCCCTGCCTACCGTGAACTTGACAATGAGTTAGGTCAGCTTATCCGCAACCGTAACCGTTTTCTTGACCCACTTGATCCCGATGGCGCACTCCCTGAAGCCCCTGATTGGCTGACAGGCAATCCGATTGGATATTCTGAAAACCCTTTCATTAGATTTAGGAACGGAGCAACGCCTTTCAAAGTACGTGAAGCTGACGCTGCGATCGAAGAACGTCAGTTCTTGTTTGCCATTGAGTACGATGCACGTCCAGTAATGAACGCCACACCAAATGGTGCTAAATACACACCCGCGCAACGAGCTGCAATCCGCAAAGCAATGGGTAACGATCCTTTGTTGCTAGGAGGTATTAGACAAATAATGAATGAAATGCCTGCTGAACAATGGAGAGACAAGCTCAAAAAAGCTAGAGGAGGTGTGTTGCTTGGACTTGGTGGTAAAGAGATTCCAGCTAAAGATTTTGATCGTTTGTACAGTAGACTTGATCAGTTATTGCTTGAAGTTAAAGGGCGTGCTGTAAACCGACTGTCAGATGAAATGAAGAGGGAAATTGCAATCGCTGATAACCAAGCTCTACAAAACGCTACAGAAATTAAAAAGGGGAAACCACCTAAGTTCCCACTGACTAACAAATAATCCACCCGTAACCTAAACATCTAAAATGTGTAATGGCTACAACTGAATCATTCCATAATGGTGACAATAACACTGTCAACTTTAACATTCAATTTGAATATCTAGAGGAATCCGACGTCAAAGTTTCTGTCGGCGGAGTTCTAAAAACTCAAGACACTGATTACACAATAGATACTACTGTTATTACGTTTGCTACTGCACCTCCTACTGGTGTAGGTAACGTAAGGATTTTTAGGGATACGGACATCAACAGCCTGCGGAATGAATTTTTCGCAGGTTCTGCTATCCGTGCTCAAGATCTAAACGACGACTTTCTTCAAACACTTTATACTGTTCAAGAGATTGAAGATCAGTTTGTAACACAAACTAATGGATCCTTTAACACTAATGTTGACCTGAACAGTAACAGGATTACCGACATGGCTGATCCTGTCAACGCACAAGATGCTGTTACCAAACAGTACTTGGAAGATAACTACTTTGATGATGGCACTGAGACCATCACAAGTGCTGAATCTTGGCCTGATAACGATACAACTATTGCTACTACGGCGTCTATTGACAACCGTGTTGATTCTAAGATTGACACGGCTATGGAAACTGATGTGCTAGTAGACAATAGTGGTCTTACTAAATCTGCCACAGGTGGTCAAGTAACTCTTGGTATTGGTGAAGGCAGTGTTGATCTTGATAGGATCAAAGCTGATGACATCATTATTTCTGGTGAGTCTAATCCTAACAATGACACGACCATTGCCACTACGGCAAAGATCAATGACATGATTGACGATGCCATTACAGGGGACATCCTTGTAAATGGCACTGGTCTAACTAAGACCACTTCTGGTGGTCAAACCACACTTGGCATTGGTCAAGGTTCTGTTGATCTTGATCGTATTAAAGCTGATGATATTATTACACTAGCTGAGCAGAACAATGGTCCTACGACTGACGATGATAGTATTTTTACTTCTAGTGCTGCTGCTAAGCGTTTTGATACTCTAGTGCAAACCAGCACTCCAACAGGTTCGTATCAGATTGGTAAAACCTGGCTGCAAAACGATGACGATCAAACTCTTAAGATCTGGAACGGTACAGCCTGGCTAGACGTTGCGTCTGGTGGTTCTTTTAGAACCCAAGATAAAGTCATTTATGTCGATAAAACTGGTGGTGACGATACTAAGACCGGTCACCGCATTAGTGGTCCTAAGTCAACTATTAGAGATGCTATCAATGATATCAACGCAGATATTTCAGTTTCTACTGTAGTATCTGACGGTTTTGTTGCAGGATCTGGTTATGCTGATGGTACTTACACTAACGTTCCGCTGACTGGCGGTACCACTGGATCTGGTTTGACCGCTACAATTACTGTAGCTAGTGGTGCAGTTACAACTGTTGCTGACGTTGCTAACGCTACGTTGCAAGAGTATCAGATTGGTGACATCCTGTCTGCTGCTGACTCTGACCTCGGCGCTGGCGGTGGTTCCGGTTTGCAGATTCCTGTTATCGGTGGCGGTGACGGCATGACCGTGATGGTTGCTGCAGGTACCTACCGAGAGATTGCACCTATCCAAATCAAACGACGCAACGTGTCCATCATTGGTATGGCGCTGCGTAGCTGTCTTGTGCACCCTACTGTTGCAACACAGGGTGATCATGCAGACGGCAACCATGCTCTGTTTGAGCTAAACAGTGGTTCGTTTGTGCAGAACCTGACTCTTACTGGTATGCAAGCTGGTAATACAGGTACCAATACTCTTGATGGTGATTTGCCTGTAAGACAAGGTTGGAACTTTGCGTTCTACAACAACGCATTTATTACCAAGTCTCCGTACATTCAGAACTGTACTAATTTCTCTGACAGTCAGATTGATAACTCTGATCTGAATGCACACAATCCCGATGGTGGACAAGCTGGTGACCTTACCAACGCTCCTACCGGTGGCGGTATGTTGATTGACGGTGCTGTGCCTAAGACCACAAGTCCTTTGCGGTCGATGGTTGCAGACAGCTATACACACGTTGGTCTAAACGGACCTGGCATCCTTGTCACTAACAACGGCTATGCACAGTGCACTTCTAGCTACGCCTTCTTCAACAAATACCACATCAAAGCACTGAATGGTGGTCAAGCCAACCTGGCTGCGTCTACCACTGACTTTGGTGAGAAGGCATTGGTTGCTGATGGTAAGTCTACTGCACCTATCTTCAGCGGACAGGTTGAAACAGACGCTTCTGATGGAGATATTACGTTTGACGTTGATAACATCTCTCAAGGCACTGGTTGGTTCGGTGATGACACTAAACCAGCTAGCAATATGTTGGTCACTGTTAATAGTGTAACTTATCCTATTCTGTCATCTACTGTTACTACTAACGGACATAGGGTTACAATTAGCCGTCCTAACGCCAGCGACCGTAGCCAAAATCTTGGTCTTAACGGTGATATTACTGCAAACGATGTTGTGCAGTTCTTCCTTCGTTCCCAGATTGCTTCTAGCGGTCACACGATGGAGTACGTTGGTAGCGGTATGGACTACGATGCACTGCCTGAAAATGGTGGTGTGCCGGATGAAACCAAACAGATTACTGAACTAAACAACGGTAAAGTTTGGACCGCAACTACTGACCACAACGGTAAATTCAAGATCGGCGGTAACCAATCCGACGCTCCTATTTTCCAAGTAGATCAACAGCTTGGCTTTGTTACCATTCCTTCTGGTTCTATTGCCTTTAATGTGGTATCAGATACATCACCAGAACTTGGTGGTAATCTTGATGTCAAAGCTAACGAAATCAATACCAGCACTACTAACGGCAACATTAAACTGAACCCTAACGGAACAGGTGTTGTTGAGGTTAAAGGTGCAGGCGGTAACGACGGTACACTGCAGCTCAACTGTTCTGATAACAGCCACGGTGTAAAGATTAAATCACCTTCACACGATGATGCTGCGTCTTATACGCTGACACTGCCGACCTCTGATGGTAACGCCAACCAGGTTCTTAAAACAGATGGTTCTGGTGCACTGTCTTGGGTAGACCAAACTTCTTCGTACAGCCACCCTAACCACACAGGTGACGTGACGTCTACTGGTGACGGAGCTACTTCAATCGCATCCAATGCAGTTACTACTACAAAAATTGCAAACGACGCTGTTACTGCTGATAAACTGGCCGACACTGGTGTAAGCGCTGCTACCTATTCACTAGCTACCGTTACTGTTGACGCGCAAGGTCGCATTACTTCTGCCCAAAATGGCACTCCTGACAAAATTGGCGAAGGTAACACTGAAGCTGAGGTTGTTGACAGTGGTTCTGATGGTCACTTTAAAGTTACGACTGAAGGCATTGAGCGCCTCAAGGTAGACAACTCTGGGCGGTTGTTGGTTGGGACGTCTAGTGCGCGTGGTGGTTTTGACAACAGCAGCGTCGTTAAGCCTGATCTACAGGTAGAGGGTGTAGGAAGTGCAGCTGGTGCGAATCGGACCGCTATTTCTATTGTTAATAATGGCAGCGCAGATGCCGACAGTGCAGGCTTATACCTTGCACGCTCTGGCGGAACATCGGTAGGAAGTTTTACTGCTGTCACTGCAAACGATGTGCTTGCTCGTATTACTTTCAACGGTGCTGATGGTAGTGAGTTTGTTCAAGCTGCTTCTATTGAAGGAGTAATTGACGGCACGCCTGGCAGCAATGACATGCCAGGTGGCCTAGTGTTCTCCACCACTGCAGATGGGGCGGCTTCTCCACAGGCGCGGATGACAATCAAGAATGACGGCAAAGTGGGAATTGCCACAGCAAATCCTAGCTCAACGCTGCACGTCAGCGGGACGATTACAGATTCCATCGGCCCAGTCAGGCGGCTTGGAATTACAAATCACAATGCCAGTACCCTTACCTTGGCTGCAACGCACGCAGGTCACTTAATTAGAGAGGCAACTAACGGCGCAAACATAACGGTGCCAGCAAACGTGTTTTCTGCTGGTGACATGATTACTATCTTCAACCGATCATCCGGGGACAACACTATTACTCAAGGGACTAACGTCACTTTGTATAACACTGCTGACGGTTCTACTGGCAACAGGACATTGGCATCTCTGGGCGTTTGTACTATTGCTTGCACCGCATCTGGCGAGTTCATTATTAACGGTTCGGGGCTAAGCTAATGATGCAACAAATTTATCTTGGATTGGGCGCCGCTGTTGATAATGCTCTCAGTCTCACTGTTTCTAGCACCACCACCGATTTAGACCTTCAAACTTTATTCAACACTGCTGAAAGTGGTTCATGGGCTGACAGTAAAGATAAAACTTTGACTATTGATTCTGGTATAATCGTCGGAGCTACTTCCACTAGCAATGCTGCATTGACGATCCCTAGCGGCATGGGTGGCACTTTGACTATTATCAATAACGGTGCGATTCAAGGCGCTGGTGGTGCCGCAGGTGCTGCGGGTGGAGACGCTATTCAAGCATCATCTAGCGGTGTAACAATTACAAACAACGGCGATATTTATGCCGGTGGTGGCGGCGGTGGTAATGGAGGCAATGGTGGTACTGGTGGCAATGGTTCCTACGCACAGTCTCTTGGAGCAGCTAATTATAGCGCACATCACAGCTCTAGTCAAAGTCAAGCGTGTAATAGTTCTTGTATCAATCGCTTTGGCGGCGGTGCTTACTGTTCAGGGTCTTGCATTAATCCATTATGGTACCTTCCTACGCTGTGGGATTGCCAGGCTTGTTCTAGAAATACCTCTACTAGCGGTGGTAGTGGTGGCTCTGGTGGAGCTGGTGGGGTTGGTCAAGGATATAACCAATCTGCAGGCTCAGGCAGCTCCGGAGGTTCTGGCGGCGGCGGCGGCACTAATGCTGGCAATGGCGGCTCTGGTGGAGCCGGTGGAGCTGGTGGCGCCTTTGGTGCTAATGGCAGTACAGGCAATACTGGCAACTCTGGATACAACGGAAACGTCAGCAATGGTTCATCCGGTTCAGCCGGTAGCTCTGGCGGTGCAGCCGGTGACTACATAAGTGGAATTGCAAATGTCACACTGACA